AAGGGTAGCCAGATCGATGTAAGGAGCTGTGAGTGAACTATTATCCTGAGTAGGTCCAGTAGGTTGAGCATTGAATTGGTACCTCGCCCAGTTGGTTTGAATAAGACGAAAAGGAACGAACCAAGCGTGAACGTCAAAGTAAAGATCGTCATAGAGAGGCGCGATCTGAGTTTGAAGACGGGCCATAACAAGTTGTGTGACGTTAAGAGTGTCGCCTGGATAAATGTATTTCCAAGCGAGAGGATAGAGGTAATCGAATTGCATAGTAGTAACATGTTTTTCTGCAACCGAAAAAGCATTACGAGAACGAGAGATAGTAGGAACGTTAGCAAAATGGGCGTTGGAACTGGTATCGGTTTTTAAGTGCATTAAAAATTCTCCTGAAGATTTTTATTACGAAGATCATAGAGACGGTTGTTGTTTGACTTAATGAAATCGGGATCATTACCTGATGTCAAGAACTGTGATATTACTTCGTTCCACTGTCGCTCGAGGTCGAGGATTCGTTCTTTTTTGTTTGCCATATAGATTGTGTAGAGATCTGCGATCTCTCGATTTGGGGGTCGAGATTTAGAAAATTCTCGAAATATTGAGCTTTTGCGGAGAAGTGTTGGATAGAAGAGCGTTCGGTCATAGAAATGAGCCCAATGTTTTCGTGCAAGCTTTTCGAAGTACCGCGGGACCGGGAGTTTAAGTCCAGAGAAAGGAATGAAACCAAGTTGCAAAATTTGTTTAAAATGTTTTTCAAAGTAAGGCCTTCCTAGTCCTGAATGTTTCGAATGCGATTTTTTCGCAGAATGTGAGTTATAGTTCTTGAAGTCTTTTTCCATGTATTGCGCGGTGTACATGGCTGATGCTTCTGAAACATCACCACAGGTGTTGAACCCGTAGGGCCATAGTTTCGAAAGTTGCTGCGAAGTATACAGAGGGATAGAATTTCGCATTGTGAACAGAGTTTTATCTGAGAAGTCATGATTAAAAACAATAAGGTGCCAATGTTTTTTCCCATTTTTTCCATATTCATGCACATTGAACACCTCAATAGTTTTCTGAAGTGTCCTTCTGCAGTAAGACCGCAGACGTTTTTTAAATTTTTGTATATCGGCGTACTCGAATCGATTGTGGTATCCATCTTTTTTCTCGTCATAGGTTAAGGTTAAGAAGCAATTTTCTTTATAGAGAGATGAGTGTAAGACACACCGGGCAGCGAGTTCATATGCTCGTTTTTTTCGGCAAGATAGGCATTTACCGCAGTCGAAGACTATGTGGTCGAGAGGAATACCCTGTATAGATTTCCTGGCGAAACTGAAGTTTCTGAATTTTCGTTTGCCTTTTGAGTCTAGGTAACATAATACTGGGTCCGCGCATTTCACCGATGTGCATCCTTTGGGGGCTTGCCGGCCCCCTTAATTTTTTATTTACGAATTCCGCCACGCATCACAAACCGAACAGTATTTGCTGAATGGGCTTTTGACGTTGAGCGAAAAATTCGTTTGTCTTGTTTCTTGGGAAGACGTGTCCGACGCATATTTACTCCTTGTTTTAGTAAAAGTGTGTCAGTGGGCATTGTATTTATCAAGTAGGGATCAATGCCCCCCCGGTTGCTTTTGCGCGAGTTCGGCCTTTAATTGGGCCTGACACGACGCGCGAAGGTCATGAAAGTTCATGACGTGTTCCGGATTAATTCCACGGAATTCTCCGGTAGCTGAAGTAAAGCTTGCAATTTTGAATAAAGCGAAGTCTTCGGCAGCTTGATAATAGCGATTTTTAAATGGAGCTTCGGGATTTTTGAACGCAACTTCGAATTCTCGAATTGCGGTAAGGACATTTTTAGATGGAAATGGCTCGTTATAGCATTTTCCTTTAGAGTCGTAGACGGAATAGAATTCCATATCAGGTTGAGGATTTTTTTCTTGCATTTTTTTTCCTTTGTTTTTGGCGATAACGCTTTGTAGCTTCTCGCTGTTGTTTTTTTCGTTTTTCACATATCGGGCACTTTTTCATTACGATGTAATATGACTGTAATATGACGTTTGTCAAAAATTTTTTTGTTAGGGGACCCTTTTTTAAAAAACCCTAACAAAAGGAAATTTTATGAAAACAGATAAAGTAGTTGTAACCATCGTTACTGAAAAAGGCGTTTTTACCTTCGTAAATCCGATGGTAATTAATGTGAAAGATAACTATGAACAGATCGTTCATATTGTAAGTGATAAGGCCGACGGTGCCGTGACCGCTCCTCCGACAAAGTCGGAGGGATAATTTAATATTTTTTGTTTTTTGAGGGACTTTGGTCCCTTTTTTTTTGGGAAGAAGTTGTCGGCTCCGAAAGGTGTTTGTCGCCGTCCAAGACAGATCGCGAAGACACTACTCCGCGATCTAGATGCATAAGACAGGGAGCAGTAAGAACGTGCTGTAAAAGACTAACGCGGCTACGCCTTGTTTACTCGGCCACGAAGACGTGGCCCGAGTTTTCTTCCGGACTGATTCACCTATTGTAGATTTGATTTTTTTAATTTGAGTTTGTTTGATTTGAGTTTTGATTTTGAGTTTGTGTTTGATTTGTTGTTGATTGTGGTGAATTTGGGACGTCCGGGAGTTTGACAGAGTCAATTTGAGTTTTTGTTAAGATACCAAGTTTGATAAGTTTTTCCTCATTCGCTGGGTTATCGATGAATTTTAAGAACTCGAGATGATTAGCGAAATGATTTTTTGTTTCTTCGGGCAAAGCCTCGAAGTTTTGTTTTGATTGGTAGACGATATTTCGAGCGTCTTGTAAAGACGGCTCGATAGAGAAGTCATGACCTAAGACTTCACGACGGTATTGATTGCGAGCTGCGATGTAAGCCGCAAGCTCATCAGGTTTATAACGAGAGATTAAGTAATTAATGTCGGTAAGATGAGCAGTGTGTTGTTCCGCAAGAGAAGGACAATTACTAAAGTCTTGCTGAATGCGGAAAGTACCGTCGGGTCTAGGGGTAACGACGGTTTTAATCTCATTAAGTTTTCCAAGGTCTTCGACCATTTCCATTTGTTTTTTTGCCATAAATTTTACCTCATTCCATTCATATTAATATTTGGTTGTGTAGATTTAAGGGCGTCACCGCCATCAGTGCCGAATTTTCGAATTTTTTGCTGAATAGTAGCTCCGCCTGTACCGAGATATTTAGAGAGGAATCCTCCCTCTTCGATAAGCTTATTTGTTTTATTAAGTTCAGTTTGGCTAAGATCTTTTGCGATAGAAGCGGCGGAGTTTGCTTTGTCAATATTTAAACGCTGCTGACCTTGGTCAAGTTGAGTACTAACATTCATAGCCTGGATGATTCCAGGCATATCGATTTGTGGTGCCTGTAATTGCGCCATAGCCCCTGTTGGCGTAGAGGCGCCAGAATTGGCAGACAAGATAGGATTAAGGCCAGCAGCCTTTAAATCAGCGACCTCGCGCTGATGAGAGGTATCTGACATCCGCTCCTGAAAGTTCATCTGATCAGCGGCGAGTCGCTTTTGAGTATTGTTAGTGATGAGAGTACCGAGGATATTCCCGGCGGCGCCGCCAATGGCGGCGCCAGTAAATGGATCCATTATAACCTCTTAAGACCAGGGATTGAGTACATAGGAAGAGTTCGAGCAATTTGTCCATGAAGCATAGAGTTTACTTGAATAGGATCTGCTGTCGCGGCTGAAACCGCGATATTACGGGAGATGGCGGTATTACTTTGAATCCAAGCGCTACCTAAGGTTGGTAGAGAGCTATAGTCATCAGCCATATGACGAGAATCAAGAGATGTAGTATAGTTTGAACGCATTTCTCCTGAAACACGATTTAATCCATAACGAAGTTCGTAAGCGTACTCTTGATAACCAAATGTACCTGTATCGGTAGCGTCGATACCTTGAAAGTAGATCTCACGATTGAGAACAGCTACCTCACCAAGGTTTGCGAACTCCGGTTGATACCAGTCATAACGAGTGCTGTAAGCAAGTTCCCGTTTAAGTCCTTCTTGATAGGTAATGTTAGAACGGGCAGAAATAAGGACCATAAAGACGCCGTGTTCGACGAAGGAATGGGTAATATTTAATCCCGAAGCCGCTTGAGAGAATTGAGCAAGACCCGCTTGATAGCTAGAGCCAGAAGTAGCAGACGTTTGTGGGACAAGATGTCCATCAAAAGTAAACGTTTGCCCGCCAAGATATTCTGGACGTTGAAGACGGAAATCTGGAACAGTAACACCCCAACGATGTTGAATAGATTCGACGTCGCGCGTACCGCCGCGAGCATCTGCTTCAAGAAGTTGTTGAACGGCGAAAGATTGGCGAACCTGATTAAGAGTCGCGGCGGTTGCTGTAGTAAGATCGGCTGTAGCTCCAGTTAACACCAAGCCTGTGGGAGTACCAAAGAAGATAGATTTAGCGGAAGGAAGAGTGACACCAGAAACGCCTTGAACTACCTGAGGAGATACTGTGGCTTGCGCAGAAAGATCCACGTTAGACCAGTTATTACCACTTCCAGAAGTAGAGAAACGTGGTGAGACACCAGAAGAAGCGATAGTACCTGTAACCGCCGCACTTGTACCAAGAGGAAGAGTAACCGCTGCGCCTTTTTGGGCGGCAGTAAGACATGACGTTAAACCATCGTGACGTTTTCCGCGCTTAAGAAGGACATAGTCTGAAGCAAGGTCTGGGCCTTCATCGAGATCAACGACTACCGCGTTTTGAAGATTTTCGTCGCGATAATCAGAATTATAAATGAAATTGTAAGCGCGACCGAGATAGTTGTTAATTTTTTGAGTAGATGCAGCTGTGTTAATTTTGGTCGGAAAACCAAAATAATCATAAAGAGATTTAGAAGTAAAGCCGCCAGCGCCAAGGGTAGCCAGATCGATGTAAGGAGCTGT